ATTTTGAAGAGTTGAAGCAACTATCTTTTATTAATAAATCTTTTTTCATAATTTTAGAAAAAGTCAAACAAACTTGAAGATTTTTTTATCTTCCAACCACGAGCATCAACAATATCTTTTACTGATTCTGTGAATGCTTTCTCCCACTGTCGTTCATAATCAATAAACTGGTGTAGTCCAAACTCTTTTGGTAGAACATTCTTCACGGCAAAAACAGTATCAAATATTGGATTAGGTTGCTTCAAGTAGCAAAACTTGATTTTTTCACCCTCTTCAATTCTTTCATACTTCTTTTCAAAACCGTTATCAGTCAAGTATTTGTTAAAAAGTAAAGCACCCTTCACGTGGATCGGAGTGCCTTTAGCATAAAGAGTGTCTTGATCAGTATATTTTTTAAGATTATTCACACCCCTCGGAAACATAACATCCTCAGGGTTTGCTTTCATAAACTCTTCTTTTGCTCGATCAAGAAAATCAAACAACTCTTCCTGATTACCATTCATCAAAATATTGATAGATTTCTTAATATTATCACGACATATAGCAGGAGTGGAACTCTTAACCGCAGATATCCCCATCATCTTGAGTTTAGCAGTTTCATACCTTACCCCTTCAGAATCAAGAACATTAAGCACATAATGCTTCTTTCCAATCCATATGCCTTGATCAGCAATCACTTCTCGTTCCATGACCATCTTCTGCTTCGGACAGTTTAGATATTTTTTCAACTCGTCATAGAATTGTTCCATGTAAGGTTGAATCTCGTTCTGTGATATCAAGTTTAGTTTATCAGTAATTTCTGTTTTGTCTTTGGTGTCCATTTCAGAAACATAATCGGAAAGGTCAAGATATAAAGAATCTGTGTCAGAAGCAATCACGAAATCTTTTTCATTATTACCAAACCTTTTTCGCAAAAACTCGTTCATCTTTTTCTCTGCCCACCGAATAACTAACTGACCTGACGTTGTGATACCTTCTGCCATACGAACATCAAAGAAACGGAAGAATCTGTTTCCAATCGCACCATAAGCAGAGTTCAATTGAATCTTTTTGACCAACTGAAGATTGTAATACTTGTCTGCTAACATCTTAGTTTTATGGTCTTTGGTTCTCTCATACTCTTTCTGCAACTTGATCATCTCTTTCTTGTATATCTTTCTATCTTGATACATTTTAGACATCAAAGCAGGGAGAATGCCTGTCTTAGACCTATCATAAACAGAACCATTCGCCATCATAGTCTCGTTTTCAGTTATCTCAGGGTCACATCGTTCATTAAGTAAATCTAAAACTGTAACATCATCCATCTTCCTCTTCAAAGTTTCAGGAGAAGTGTTCCACTGCATAATGATATGAGGGTATAGAGAGTTCAAGTCAAAAGAAGTCACCCATTCATAATATCCAACTTTAGGTTCTTTTACATAAGCACCTTCAAAAGGCTGACTTGGTTGCTTAATCTTTGGAGGAACTACAATTTTATGTTTCTTTAGAGCATTGAAAATAATAACATCCCACATACGAACTTGAAAGAAAGTGTCATCATAATTCACCTTTGCATCATAAGCCATGGTTTGAACCATCTCAATGAAACCAAGTTTTTCTTCAAGACGAACAATTAACTCAACGTCTTTTACGTTATACTCAATGAACTTCTGATAGTCTTTCTCATAAAGATCAAAAAGACCTTCATATTCTGAATAGTCTAATTTCTTTTCACCAAGTTCAACAAAAGCAATATGATCAAGTCTGTAACTTTCTTGATTAGTGAAAGTGAACTTCTTGTACATTTCAAGATAATCTAAATCAGAAACTCCAAGTATGGTATAAGTTTGTTCAGTTTTGTTAGGAACTCTTTGTACCATTCTTTCTCGAACAACACCAAAAGGTGAAAACTTTTTAGAAAGTTTATCACCCAACAAAACTTTGATTCTGTTTACCAAGTAAGGAATATCAAAAAATTTAGTATTCCAACCAGTGATTACATCAACCTCAAACCCTGACCAGAAAGTCACGAATGCTTCCAAAAGTTCATGCTCTGAATTAAACTTTTTGTAATGTATCTTTTCTTTATGAGGAACATAATCTTTTAGACCAAAAACATAATACCTGTTACCATCAGATATAGTGATTGCAGTAACAGGTTCTGATGCCTCTTCAGGTTTAGGAAATCCATTATCTGAAGAAACCTCAATATCAAGATATAGTTTCCGAACTAACTTAGGATCAAATTCAATTTCGTCTGGGTAATTATCAGAGATGTAGGAATATTCAAAGTTTGCCATTCCATAATAATCTTCTCTGGTGGTTTTCTGAAAACACTTATCTTTTGCCTCTTGAAGATTTTGAAAAACAATCTTTTTCAAAGGATTACCATAAATATCTTTGTATTTTGTAACCTCACCTGCATTACATTTCATAAACATGGCAGGTTGATAAGGAACTTTATCAATGAACCTTTTACCATTCTCAAAACCTTTTACGAACATTAGATTGTTAACAGAGTTAACACTTGTATAGAAACGCATAAAACCTCTTTTCAATTACTATTATACTAAAATAAAAAAGAAAAGTCAAGTATTATGCTAATGATGGACTGGTAATAATTCCGCTAGTCATTCTCCTATATTCTGCTTCGATTTGCTCTTGCGCACGGTAAAATAAAACCACATCTTGTGTACTTACTGTGAAATTATCTTCTTTAGCGAAGAACACCCAAGGGACAAAAGTCACTTTATTTTCAACTGGTAACATGGTTACAGGTTTCTCAACTTTAATTAGAATATTCTGGTTAATAGATTCTGTCAACTTTGTGAAATCGGTTTCTGTTCTGAAAATAACTTCCTCACCTGTTTTTAGTCTCATCGCATAAATGTTCATTTTCTATTCCTTTCATACGTCCGTGACCATCTAGGTTTAACACTTTGACGTAATCAAAATTTGGACAAGTTTTTTCTCTTGCAACTTCTCTATGTCCGTGAAAAGTTACCTTTCCTTGATATGATTTATGAATCTCTAAACATAGTTTTTTTAAAGATTCAAATTGTTTTTTTGTAAATTTTTCTCTACCATGTAAACAAATAGCTATTGTTCTTACATTGTTTCTTTTTTGAGCAGAAGGTGTGAGTTCCAAACTTCTACCTTTCTGAATGGTTCCATTTCTTTTTATGAAGAAGTGATAACCGACATCATCCCAACCGTTCTCATCCATGTGCCATTTTCTAATAACAGAAATGTCATCATGGTGTTTCCAGTCACTATCACTACAATGAATAAAAACTCTATCGACAGTTCTTGAAGGTTTTTCGAAAATGAAATCTGAATAATAGTTACTACAAAGTAAAATTGAAAAAAGTAAAATAAAATTAAAGTGCATCATCATAATATATAGACAAGAGGTTTTACCCTCTTGCCATATTTAAAATTTAGTTTAACCTATTTCTAGAATCCTAGGTTGTTCTTCTTCTGGAACAACTCTTTCTAAAATTATTCTTAAAATTCCATCAGAAAGTTTTACATCTTTTACAATTAAATATCTTTCTAAAACAAAAGATTTGTTAAAACTTCTGGTTCCAATACCTTTATGAAGATAGGCAACAGAATCAGAGGAATCATTCCCTTTTTTATTCCCTGTAACAACTAAAGTGTTTTTGTCCAGAACAACATTTAAATCTTCTTGGGTAAACCCAGCAACAGCAATTTCCAAAACAAACTTATTATCATTATGTTTTAGAATATTGTGTGGGGGATAAAAACTAGACTCAGCTTTGAAACTGAAACTATCTTTCAAAAAACTGTCAGCAATAGCTAACTCAAAAAATTTGGACATTTGCATAATAACTCCTATGTCAACTCCTAAAAAGCAAGTTGATTAATAAAGACCCGAAAATCGGCATCTCTGTTTAGTTTATAAATCTGACTAAAAAGTCAGAATCAAATTTAATGTCAATATTTACCAATATTATATTTTGCTATTAAGTTCCATTCATCTTTTTTAGAGAATGGGATTATTTTTATTTTTTTTATATGAAGTTTATCTTCTATTTTTTTACTATCAACTAATTCAATCAGCTCCCACTCTTCTAGGAGCGAACAAATTAAATTTCTTCTTTGGATATCTTCTTCTTCAATTTCTGTATTTTTTCCGTCAAGTTTAAACAATTCTTTAAAATGGACAATGTAATATTTACCCTTTTTATGTAGAATGTGACAAGATTGAAAAAGTTTTCTCTCTTTTACAGATGGAATTCCCATTCTTGTCAAGGTTTCTTTTATCTTTAAGAAATCCTCAGACTTCTTCAGTTTAATCTCCACGAATTCTTTTACAATTGTTTCTTCTTCCACTTATTCCACCTTCACTCAATTCGCTTTTTATTGTAGATATTTGTTCATCATTAAGTAAAGATAATATTTCAACGGCCTTCTCATTTCCAACCTTGTAATATTGTTTCACAATCTCAACATTCTCTTCAATGTTAGACTTTATCCACCTACTAAATCTTTTTTTCTTTCTAATACTATTTAGTAAAAAGTCATATTGCAACTTCTTGTCAAGTTCGAAATATTGGTTCATTGTATTGGCTTGCATAATGGTATCTGGGAAGTTTGATAAAGATTTATTAATAATAAAAGAATTGTATGCTTCCTCTATCTTTCCATTACTATCTTCCAATAAAACATTCTCTTTAGTGGTATTTATAGACTTCAAAAAGAACTTGAATGGACAATAACTCTCTTTGGAATAATCTTCATCATCAAATTTCACTTCATCTTCAAGTTCTTCAAACAATTTCATTTACAAACCTCATTAGCCATCAGTTCAGTGAGACATGCCACAATGTTAATTTCTTGATCAGCAACAAAACATGCTTTGTACTGATATTCAGCAAGAGTAACAACAACTGTCGGTATGGTCTCAGGTTTCATCCATTCATACATTCCATCATAAAGTTTTCTAAAAAACCTTTCAGGGTCAGCATCCCCATGATGGACAACCCATTCTCTCATCTTTGAAAAATTCTTCTCTTTCAAGTGAACAATAAGTTCTTCCATGGCAGCGTCTTGAGACACAAGAGCATCTCCTGTAATACCTCCTGAGGCACTGGCGCATTGCTGTAACTCGTTCAAAACCCTTCTAAAGTCAGGAAAATGTTTCTGTATAAGTTTTACAACAACTGCTTTATCATATTCTACACCTTCTTTGACAAGAATTTCACAAACTCTTTTATAGAATGCTGCAGCAATAACAGGTTTTTTATCTTTAGGGATAACAAAGTTTATCACACTACACCTTGAATGTAATGGTTTGATAATCTTGTCTTTAAAGTTACATGTTAGAATGAAACCGCAGTTAGCAGAAAACTCTTCCATAAACCCACGCAAAGCAGGTTGTAATGAAGTAGGATTCAAACCGTCAGCTTCATCTAACAATACGAACTTCCTGCCACCAGTAAAAGATACAGAACTGGCAAAACTCTTGATAGTATTCCTCAAAGTGTCAATGTTTCTACCTTCAAGTGAACCATTAATTTCTATGTAATCGCAACCAAGAGTTTCTAATACTGCTTTTGCTACAGTTGTTTTACCCGTCCCAGCAGTTCCATAGAGTAGAAGATTGGGAAGATCCCCATTTTCTACAAAATTCTCAAATTTGTCTTTGAGGTCATCTATGATAATACACTCATCAACTGTCTTTGGTCTATACTTTTGAGCCCAGATGTATTCTTCACCGATATTCATAAACACTCCTTAGGAATTAAATTTTGAACCAGTTTCTGTAGATATCCAATATGTCCTGTTAGAGTTTGAAGATGTGAACTGTGAAATACACTGAGATGAAATCACCACATCATAATCGTCTGGTAAAAGTTTAATATTTTCCATTAGAAAGATAAAAGAGAACTCATGAGACGTATCCCCCACAACGATTCTGAAACGATTACTGTTAGCATCACCTGGTTTACCCAGTTCAACCGTAATAACACCCCCAGATCCATTCACAAATAGATACTGGAGACCCATAACTGAACTTGCTTTCTGTAGTTTAGCAAGTGTATCTGCGTCAAGTGTAAAAGAAACATCTTCAGAAGGTAAAGTGATGTGATTCTTCGGTGGAACTTTAATCAAGTTCCTACTAGCAAAAGTGTATTTTACAGTAGTTCCTGAATTTTCTCCATCACGAATAGTCATGTAACCATCAGCAGAGTTAATATCCAACTGAGGGTTAGCGAATAATGATAGTGTACCCAATAGATTATTCAGATCATAAATACCAAACTCTGCTGGTAAATCTTCTGAAATCTGAGCAGTACATAAAACATTATTGCTGCTGTTAATTGTGGATAAAGTATTACCAGAAGTAAATAATAATGACTGGTTAATACTTGCAAGGTTTTTCAAGGTTCTCAAAGTATCTTCTGATACGGAAATAGCACTCATAATATAAATCTCCTTGTTAAGTGTTATATATATAATAACCTATATTGAGCAAATAGTCAATACTTTTTTTTAAAATTATTTTTTATGGGAAAAATTACCAATTTTTTCGAATTTAATTTGTTTATCAAATTTATCTGCTAATAAATCTGTTTTATGTGATATGACGAAAGTGTTCAGTCCTTTACCTTCTAATGAATTCATAACCTTCATGAAGTTTTCAGTTCCTTCAGCATCAAGTGAAGAATCAAATACCTCGTCTAATATTAGTAAATTAGTGTTT